ACTACTTCTCTGAAGTCACAACAGCAGAACAAGCGTACTGGGTTGGATTCATCTATGGTGATGGGTGCATTTCTCCGAACGGTAGTGGAAACTCAACCCTATCCTTCAACCTGAACGAGAGAGATAGACACATTCTCGAAGATTTCCGAGATGCCATTAATGCTGAACATAAGGTATCGGAGTCTGGAAGCGAGGTCAGCATCGGTTTCACCAATGAGGAGATAACAGACGACCTTCGTAGTCTTGGAGCAGGAAGAGATAAAACATATTCTGCTTCTCTTCCAGAATTTGAAGATGATAAACTCAGGTCGGCGTTCGTCAGAGGACTTGGAGATGCAGATGCTCATTGTCAAAAGTCAAGGTACAGTATAACCGGAGCCAGCAAAGAGAGGTTCGAAAAGCTTTCAGAGTGGATACCAGTTGAAAGTAAAATACACACTTATCGAGAGAACAAACACCGACTTCGGGTTACAACTCACGAGAACGTAAAAATTCTTAGAGACTGGCTCTATCCTGAAGGAATCGAGACGTACCCTTCGCTGGAAAGGAAGAGAAATGAAATGATGGAATACGACTATGGAAGATAAGGCTAACGCCCAATGGTGTTTCATCTTTGAAACTCTCGGCAAAGAGAATCTGCGGCAACTGCTGTTCAGGGCCGCCCTTCGCAAAGACGAGGAAGGGCGGGTCGTTATCGAGTTCGACCATGAGAGCGCGATGGACGTGACGGAACACGTCTCGAAGTTAGAAGAGGAAATACAATGACAAAGACAATCACGACAGACTGGAAAAGCGGTTCTCGTCGCGTTGAGCTTCAGTATCCCGGTGACGCGACTGTGAACGAACACACCTCTTTGGCACCGAAGCCATTCAAAATGTCCCCGAGAAGCTTCGTGTGGATGCATACCACAATAGAACTCGGGTCTGAGTTGGAGGAAGATACCATCAACGAGATGTACTTCTCCGATGGCCTCAATCTGCTCTCGGAGGTGCTTGGATATTGGAGCGACCGCCGAGGTGGTGATGAAGAGGAAACCACCGATAACGGCGGCGGGGAGACGCTGGAGTTTGACGGCATCGAACTGAACGAAGACGGGGCGGTAGACCTGGAGGACATGGAGTGACCCATACTGATACCTCGCTGAACGGCATCGACCCCGACACCGCGTTATCGGTGTCAGACTCGAAGCGCAACCAAGGGTTGAGTTATGTGAGCAAAAGCCGCATCAAGACCTACAAGCAGTGCAAGTATAAATTTTTCAACAAGTATTGGTGCGAGAAACGCCCACCGGGTACGATGGCAACCGAGCGCGGCTCCCGTGTTCACCTCACTTTCGAACGCTTTCACGAAAATCTGAAAGAGTTCATTGAGGAATACGGGAGAGTGCCGAAGCGGTTCACGCCGCTGATGCCTCGCACCGGGAACGAGACGCAGTTCCTCGACTACATTTCGAGCTTCTGGAAGTTCGAGCTACGGAGGCTCGAAGAAGCGAAGCGTTCAATCAGCTTTGCCGAGTCCCGAGTACCGGGCGGCGTTATCGATGTGGACCAAGCGGTGCTGGAAGCGTGGGAACCTCTCGAAGTCGAAGCGGAATTTTGGATGGGAGAACCGCCGAGCGACTATGAGGGCGGCCCTGACTACATAGGCTCTGAAGGCCCCCCAGTCGGAGAGATACCGTGGATGGGCAAAGCTGACGTGGTGCTGAACAGCGCCAGCGTCCCCGGTGTGACTGGTTCGGGAGTCACCATTTTGGACTACAAGACCGGGGATTGTCCGACGATAAAGTACGAAGGCGCGCCGTTCCTCGATGAAGTCATGGAAGACGTGATGCTCGAAACAGAGTATTACTCATGGCTCGCCAAGTCGGTCTACGACGTAGACGCTGTTGCTATCTACTATCCCCGTGATGACGAACTCGTTGTCGGTGAGCAAGGTGTGAAGGAACGACGCTTCGACATCAAGAGCGCCGCGCTCGGGATGCAAGAACTTCCCGCGGAGTTGAACAGCGACGGTGAACCAGAGAACTTCGAGCGCGATGAATCGCCGCTCTGTCATTGGGGCGATGGTTGTTGCTGGTTCTATAATAACTGCGAAAGTGAGGTTGGAAGGTAGTGCCATGCGTTAGGTGCGGGGAATCTGCGAAAAAGCACAACGGACACTGCGTTGGACTCTCTACTGACGAAGAAGGAAATGCAAAGTATTGGTGCCTCGATTGCACCATAGAAGTGCTAAAAGAGTCAATCAATAAGGAAGATGGCTGAATCGAACCACTATTGTAGAGATTGCGACACCCACTTTAGATGTAGCACCGAACGCCACGCGGAGGTGGCACACAATGACGGACTCTTCCGAGGTATCGCCAACGGCGACTGGAGAGACTACGAACGTAGGACTTAATTCTACTATATTCAACTGTTTAGCACCGGGAAGGCCCGGTGGTGTCCCGAAACCGCCCCCGGTCGAGAGGCCGAGGTGGCGGGGCATAACCTACCATGCAAGACCTAACAGACGAAGAGCAAAGGAAGCTGACAATACTGCTGGAGATGGTCGAAGAGTCTGACAAATTCAATCCCCTCTGGTTTGGGGAGGAAGACAGCGAGACAGCGCGGAACATCCGAGAGAAAATTCAACAATAAACCATGTACGCAAATATCACGCCGGAACTGAAGGTAAAGTCCACGATTAGTCACCCCCTGGAGAAGGAGAAGGTTATCGGGTTCAACGCGAGGAATCGGAAGCCCGGACGCGAAGCGGTAATCATCAAAGAAGATGCAATCAGAGACGAGAGGGTGTTGGTCCCGACGAAGTGGTCTACGGACCTAATCAACGGCGACGGCGAGCTTATCGCGCTCCACGGCGAGAAGGTGTTGGCGATGACCGGAGAAGACTTCCAGCACGTCTGCCGTCTGCACAGCATGGGCGGCGGCGTCATGAAGCTCACCATGAACTGTGTCCCCGTGGACTCCCCACCGTTCCGGGTGTTCGACCGCTCCGACGTTAGCATCGGAACCGCTGACTCTCTCTGATACAGCAATGTTCGAAGCAATGGAAAAAGAGACAGTCAGAATAGGAACCAAAGTAGTCTGTCCCGAGTGTTCGGGGTCGGCTGAGGCGGAGTTCTCAGCGAAAGAGGGAAAGGTCAGGCTCAACTGCGAGAACTGTAACAAGGTCCGAGAACGGATAATCCAGTACGGCGGCGGGGCCGTTATCGGTGAGAGCGATAATTCAGACCAATGACAGAAACCGTCTACGTCACGGTCTACAACGGTCGGTGGCCCGAGGATGGATTCGAGATAGGTAGTGTCTACACCTCCGAAGCTGAGGCAGAAGAGGCCATTGAGAATCGGGAAGACGCTGAATACACTTGGAGTAACGGCCACGCATACGAGCGGGAACTGCACCGATAATGGTCGTCTATAAGTGTGGGAATTGGGACGACGAAGAGGAAGGTGACAACTGCCCTCTCTGTGGCTCCGAAGTTCGTGAAGACCAGCCCCGTATGGGCATGACCGTCTCCATCACCTGTGAAGGGTGGCAAGAAATAGAACAATGACAGAAAAGCTATACATTACGACCACGGAGTCGCTGTATCCGGGTGAAACGAACTTCGACTCCGTTGTTGTACGACTGTACGGACGCAACGCGGAGCGCGAACCTCTGCAAGTAACCGTTCGGGGGTTCTCGCCGTACTTCCTCACCACCGAGGACCAAACCGATAAGGTGGTCCCGGCAGACCATCAGGACCTTATCGAATACGAACCCGTCGATACCATTCCGCTCTCGGAACGCTTCGATGATGAATCCCGAGATTTGGTGAAGGTCAAGGCAAAATACCCCCACTCGGTGCCAAACCTGCGTCAGGTGTTCGAAAAGACGTGGGGGGCTGACACGCTCTTCACCGAACGCTTCCGAATCGACCACGGCATCAAGAGCGGCGTCGAGGTTCCCACCGATAACCGTCGCGGCAATCACATTATCGTAGACAAGAGCGAGCTTTCGCCCATCGAGATGGCCGACGTAGAACCGAGGGTGATGACCCTCGACATCGAGACGGACGACCGCGGTTCAGGCTTCCCCGACCCCGGCGAGGCCCGGATTCTGAGCATTGCGGTCCACGACAGCTACGACGACGAATACACGGTCTTTCTCGACCGTGACCGTGAAGATTTCGAGTCGTTCTTTGACCTGTCTCCGGTCCAGCGAGCGAAGCTCGCCAACGATGATGAAGAGTTCGGGCTTGCCGACCTCGGCATCGACCAGCCCGATGCGCTGAAGCACTCCCCGACCGAGAAGACCATGCTCGACCTGTTCGGGCTGTTCGTTCGGGAGAAGAATCCAGATTTACTCGTCGCCTGGAACGGGGGAGATAAAAGCAATGACGGCTTTGACTTCTCCCATATCATCAAGCGGATGAAGAGGGTAGGAGCGAAGGCTACGCGCCTCTCACGGGAGTCCGAAGTGGAGGTTGACGACTACAACGACCAATTTAAACCCAATATCGCGGGTCGCGTTCTCTACGACCTCATGGATGGATGGGGCGACACTCAGCTATCTGAGCCGAACTCCTACGCTCTTGACGATGTTGCTGAAGATGCGCTCGATGATACCAAGATAGAACACGAAGAACAGGGCTACTACGAGATGTACCGGGACGACCCGGTTAAGTTCGTGAATTACAACGTCCGTGACGTGGTTCTGACTGTTGGTATTAATCAAAAAGAGGGAGTTCTGTCTTTCAAAAAACGACTGAAGGACATTATCGGCGTAGATTGGCGTCGTACTCACGAGAATAACGAGTTCATTGAAATGGCAGTACGTCGCAAGTGTTCTGAACTCGGGCTGGCAATGATTACAGCCTACGATAACCCTCACGTCGGCGGAGATGTGGACGAAGTAAACTACGAAGGAGCGTATGTCTTCCCGTCTTTTTCTGGTCGGAAAGAAAACATCGTCGGTATTGACCTTGAATCTCTCTACCCACGGACACAGCAGATGCTAAATGCCAGTCCCGATTGCCGTATTGAGGCAGAAGGCAACCAATGGTATGAACTCAAAGAAGAATTAGACGGCGAGTACGTAACAGCAGAGAATGGACAGCGATTCCGTACTGACCATGACGGGATTATCCGAGAGTTGGTAGACGAGTACATGAAACTGAAAGCAAAGTTCAAGGAACAGCGTAATTCTGCTGAACATGGGACTGAAGAATATGAAAAGTTTGCAGAAATATACGCTGTTACCAAAACAATTGTAAATTCTTTCTATGGGTATGGGGGGTGGAATCGTTCTCCACTTTATAACCCACATGACGCCGCCGCCATTACCCTTACCGGACAGGCTGTAATTAAAAAGACGGCTGAATATATCAACGAGAAGACGGAGGGGGAGGTTGCCTACGGGGACACCGATTCAGTTTACTGTCAATGGCCTGATAGTTGGGGACAAATAAGAACCCTCGAAACTGTGAAAGAACATTGCGAACACCTAAACAATTCTATCTATCCAGAGCTATGCAAAGAGTACGGCATTGACCCCGATAACAACCGCTGGAATATGGAGTTAGAGAAGTTGGGGACGATGTTTATGTCAGGAAGTAAGAAACGCTACGCATCAAAAATTAGATGGTCCGAGGGAATGGAATTTAATGAGGTGCTTGTCGAATAATGTCAAAACCGGACCCAAGAAAGAACATGGAGACTCCTTGGAGAGACAAGGAAAGGCTACAAAGGCTCGCAAAGGAGTGCGAATCTAAAATTGAGATGGGTGAGAGGCTTGACGTGGGTAGGAGAACAATCGAAAAGTGGATGAATAGACTGGGCGTTGAAATGCCCGACCCACCTTGGCGGTGTGAATCTACACTACGTGAAGCGTACAATCGTCTTGGCAATCAAAAAGAGGTAGCCAGCGAAATGGACGCCCATCCGGGAACAATAAATCGGTGGATGAAAAAACATGGAATTGAAACTAAAAAACGTCACCCCGGACGAGATATTTATGATGCAGAGAAAATGCGCCAATATTACGAAGAAGAGAAATCTGTTCGTGGCGTAGCAGAGCGACTGCAAGGAAACCCAAGTCAAGGTGCAGTTATCAAGTGGCTCGACAAACACGGAGTTGAGACAAGTCACGACCACGCCACCAGAGGAGAGCGAGTTTTAGTAGAATGTGATAATTCCGGGTCTGAAAAAGAAGTCTACGAATCTACCATTCGAGGAAACTCTTGGTACTGTTCTCTCAAATGTATGGGTGAAGGATACGAGAAAGAAAGAACACCAGAAAGGCCGTACAGGGGTGGGTGGGGGTCAGCAAGAGAGGAAGCACGTAGCCGAGACAATGAAGAATGTCAGGTATGTGGTTCTCAATCCAATCTACACGTTCATCATATAATAAGAGTTGTAGAGTTTAAATCCCACAAAGAGGCCCATGATTTAGATAACTTAGTAACAGTTTGTCGGTCTTGCCATCCGATACTTGAACGGCTATCTGAGGAAGAACAGAGAGAACTAATACAATGAGCCAGACAATGAAAATAACAGAAGCGGAAAGCCGCGACGACGTAGAAATCGGCCACATCGATATAGTCGGCTTCGATTGCGTCAAATCTAACTTTAGCACTCTTACGCGAGAGACGCAAGAGGCGGTGTTAGAGCAGATTGTTCGCGGAGCCGACAAAGAGGACATCGTTGAGACTGTCCACGACGCGGCGACCTCTGTTGACCCCGAAAATCCAGACTGGGACCGCCTCGGCATCCCCCAGGGCCTCGGTCAGAAGATTGACCCCGAGAAGGAGGACAAGGATGGCTACTATTCGTGGTCATCGAGCGGGAACCATCCCCGTGGTGAAGCGCCAAGGGCGGCGTGGTTTGCGAACCATCTTCTC